CAGTATCAACAGGAAAAGCGAAAATATTTGATACAGATAATAGTAAAGAAGCTGGTTTAGGTTGGTGGACAGTATTACTAAACAGAAGAGCGGCAGGTAATTACCATAGTAGTAGTGCATTTGAGTATGAATTAGTGGCTATGCGTAGTGAGTATGGGACCATAGGTCAGCATATATCATGTAGTTTACGTGTAACTGCAAGTAGATCTGAAGGAGGACAAGATAGTGGATTTTTATCATCATCTATAAATAACTCATGGTCAGGGAGCTTACAAAACTCAAAGAAAGCATATTTAGGTGGGTATGTTACATCTAGCAATACTTCAGATTATGCAGAATCAATTAATGGAGTATTTGGTCAACAATTCTATGGATCTATGCAAGAGTTACGTTATTACGCTAACCCAATATCAACAGATACTTTAAAAACGCACACATTAGCACCCGAGCTTTATGCATCTAATAACGGTACAGACACATATGGTGAATTATTACTTCGATTACCATTAAGTGATAATATGATTCACTACTCAGGGAGTAAAGGTTTAAGCTCCTCATCTGCATCAGTTGACATTTTAAGCTTACATCCAAACCAGAAAAAGCAATACGGGTATTGGGATGTAGAACGAGACTTTATACTATCCGGTTCAGCACATAATTATCCCAACTCACGTCAGTATGGTTTTGTTGAAGAATCTTGGTATATTGATACCCCTGAGCTAGGTCCTAACAATTATACTAGTGATAAAATACGACATGAAGAAAACACTTTAATACGTCAACTTTGTCCGATGACACGAGCTGAAAAGCCAGCTTCAGATAAATTTGCACTAGATAGTAATAGTTTAGGTATTTACTTTTCACCAACTGATCAGGTTAATAAAGACATATTCGACCACCTAGGTGGTATAAGATTAGATGATTATATCGGTGACGCACAAGAAGCTTTCGACGATAAATACACTGAATTGCAGCGCTTAAATAGAATCTACTTTAACAAATACGAGAAAGAAAATGACAAAGCTGCTTATCTAAATCAATTAAAACTGTATGATATGTCCCTGTTTACAATGCTAAAAAGATATCTACCTGCTAGAGCTAATCCAGATTTAGGTGTTATAATACAACCACACTTTTTAGAGCGTTCAAAAGCCGCTAGTAGAGGTAGGTTACGTGTATCAGGTGATACAAAAGCGCAAAACATTGCAATTAATGCAGAATCGTTCACAAGAGCAGCTGCTCCACAAGAATTAGCTGTTCTGAACCTGAGGTAGTTCAATACGGATTTGCTTTAGAACCACAAACAACAACAGGTACAGTGGCACCTAAATTAGCTGGTGGTAATTCAATATTAAAACTAACTTGTGTACCTCAACAATATACACCAGTTGAATTAATAGATCATAAACCAAATTCGATTACAATTGATGGTAGTATAAGCTCTTTTAATGGTTCACCAATAATAGTACTATCATCTGATCCTATAAAGACTGCTCCAAAAGGATCACCAGGTATTATACAGCATAATGCAAGTAATGTACCCTCACACCAAACCAACTCATCGTTATCAGAAATAGCTGGTACTGTGAAGATAGGTAATCAAGAAATCGGTACCCCTTACAGCTTTAAAGGACTATTTAAGTCAGGAAGTGGTGCACATCAAAAATATATATCTGTAAAGACACCAGGATGGAAGGCATCAGGAAGTATAAAGTTTATAAAAACACAGCGAGCATCTGAAACTCGGATGACTAATGTATATTTCTATGGCAGTCATGCTGCTAGTGCTTCTTTTGGTAAGCCGTATGAAAATGGAAGTTCAGTTAATTTATTTGCTACTAGTAAATCACTAACACCAGCAGAAGTATCTGATTATAATCTTGGAGGAACAGAAGGATTACAGAGAATGAAATATAGTGGAACACAGTTAAATGGTCCAGGATTCAATATAGATAGTACTTCAACTCCAGATAATGGACCTGTTGTATCATTTACATTGGGAGATCCTAATCAATTAATCAGTTCTGACGCAGGATTTGGTGGAAACTTAAGTATTGAATAAAAAACGTTAATTTTTATAATATAATCATATTTATTAAAGACACAATAACATAAAGGGAATAACATGGGATATTTAGACAATACATCGATCACAGTAGATGCGATCTTAACAAAGAAGGGACGCGAAATATTAGCAAAAGGAGCTGATGATTTTAAAATAACACAATTTGCTTTAGCTGATGATGAAATCGATTACGATTTATGGAATCCAGCTCACTCATTAGGTACTAACTATTACGGAATAGCTATTGATAATATGCCTCTTATAGAAGCTATACCTGATGAAACGCAAACTATGAAGTATAAACTTGTAACATTGCGGAAGAATACAACACGTATACCTGTAATTACAGTACCACAATCTTCCGTAACATTAGTTGCAGGAGGTGATGCTGTTGATATTAAGCCTAATACATCTAATTTTGAAGGTGGGAATTCAACACTAGGTTATACAGCAATACTATCAAATAGTGATGTAGCATTTTTGTAAGTTGGTTCAGCTGTAAGAAGTTTATTGATGCAAGGAGCAACTATACCAACTTTCGTAGGAGATGATGAGTCAGCTCAATCAATTACAGCAGTAGGGTTTAGTTTTAGAGTAGTTGCAAAAAATCAACCATTAGAAAACAAGGTAGCTACCTTAACTATTATTGGAAATGAGACGGGTGGAAGAGCAACTATCCAAGTGCAGGTTAATAAACAAGAAGTTGCAACATCAGGCGGTAACCTGTAAATTATAGGGAAATAAAAAATGGCTAAAAAAACTAAAGCACAAATACAAAAAGAACTCGCAGAAATTGAAGCGATAAAGAATCAGTTACAAGAAGAAAAGCGTCAAGCTGATGGACTACCATCATCTGCAGATTCAGCTCGAGGAGCAATTATACGTGAAGCTCAAAAACTTGCTAACCAAATTGTAATAGAGCGAGATGCATTAGCTCAAAAAACTACAACTGGTAAAATATATTCAAGATTCGACGCAGGTAATGATATTATTACAAATCGAAAAGAGACGGTAACTTCTGGATTGTGGTCCGGAGGAACTGGTGAGTTAACTACATTCCATACATCATCAGCTCAAACAGGATCTAATTCAGGTAAATATTATTATGATGTATATAATAGTGGATCAACAGCAGCAGGAGCAGCAGTTCAGTTTGCAGTAGCATACGGTCATAAACATGGTAGTGGTAGTGTTTTGACTAATGAAGATTATCCAACTAAAGCAATATATACGCAATATAAAAATCTAGTACTAGCACCCGGAGATACAACCTTTACATTTGATGGCTCTGTTAATTCAGAACACATTCATGTAATAAACTTCCAAAGAGGTAGATTAAAAGAAAAACTAGATCCAGGTAACTGGGAATTATGTTTAAGTGGAAGTCATATAACTGGTCAAGATTCAATGACAAATGGGACTGGAGATACAATTACAAAGCTTATAGATAATAGTGGAGGAGCAAGTGCAACTGTTCTAGACGGTAAACGAGTTTATAGAGTTGTAAGTGGTTCAATAGCTAATGGTGAACTTAAATCAGATACAACTCCTACATCAGAAAATGGGTATGCAAAAGGTGGTTATGGGTTAGTTTATCCAGATCTTGGGATTATAGTTCTTAATACTGGAAGATTGAAACAGCGAGGAATAGCAAACGATCTTGGAAGTGCATACACAGCATCTAATACAGGAAATGATATGAACGGTAAGTTTTTAAATGCAATATCAGGAGCAGCTTCATATAATTCAGATTACGGCTTTCAAGCACGTAACGAGGAGGAAGTTACTTCAACCTTTTATTATATACGAGTAAAAAATGCAGATTATAATTTTAGCAACAACCCAACCTTTACAACTGGCTCACTAGGCGCAATAACCCATGCGTCAATGATTAATGATCCAAAAACTTATATAACAACAGTTGGAATGTATAATGACAAGCAGGAATTATTAGCAACTGCAAAGTTAAGTAAACCATTACTTAAATCTTTTGACAGAGAAGCTTTAATAAAAGTAAAACTTGATTTCTAAAACCAATAACTTTAGATTTCTTTCCTAACTATATTAACCCTCTATATTTATTATAGAGGGTTCTATATATTATAAATAAATAAAATTACGCATGTCAGTATTTAAAAAAATAGATTCAAACGATATAAGCATTACAACATTTAATGCGCATAAGAATTATACTATTAATTCATATAACTACTCCGGTAGTGGGTGTGGTTATGGAGTCCAAATTTTAGGTGCAAATTATCATTCCTGGAGTTTTGGAGATGCTATTCATGGTAAAGCTCTTGATCTAGAAGAAAAGAATCCAAATGGAACATATAAATCAATTATTTATGATAGTGCAAAACATTTATACTATTCACGAGTAGATAAACCATCTGAAAACTTCGGAGGGAACTTACCAGAACGTGAATCAAGAGATCTTCAAGCAAAAGCTCATATTATCTCTATACCATCACCTTTATTTGATCTTAAAATAAAATCAGGATCACTAAACTTTACAGACCATTATATAGAGAGTATGAAGATAGATCGAGAGCGAAATATATCAAGCTCTGGAACACCATATGCTATATACGACTTACCAGTTAAAATTGCTAATCACTGGAAGTTTGAAACATCAGAATCCAGGTACACTGATAATGAGGATATGTATCCACTTGCTGACGCAAGAATATCTACCGCACCAGGTACAATGGTATTAACAGGATCTTCTGCAGGAGCTGTAGGGAATGGTAGTATGCTGTTTAAGGTAGAATCTATAGATTCTATAAACGGTATACCATACAATGTAGGTAACGGATTACTTGTTAGAGACTCAGTTGCGTTTAAAGGAGTAACTCCTAGTAACTGGTGGGAATCAATTAATCCTAATGAAGGCGCAGATACTAATGTTAATCATAAATTTGGTATGCCTGCTTATACTGTAACTATGTGGGTAAAGCCACCAGACTGGAACACAATGCCTAATAATGTAACAGGTGCACCTGGTCAGAGTACGATATTAACTAGGGATAAGAACTCTTATTTTGAATTAAATATGTTAACTAGCTCGTATGATGTTAGTAATAGTAAAGGTATATTACCTATCCAAATGTTCTTCGGAGCTACTGGTAGCAATTGTACCACTTCCGCATCAGCTGAAGCTGTATCAGATGGATTTGGGTTAGCAACCGGTTCATGGAACCTCGTATCAGTAACGCAGGAATTCTGGCCAGGGGAAATATCAATCGGTACATCAGGCTCACAGTACGAAGAGTTACCAGCATGGGGTGATGCAGCTAAAACAACCCTTAGGATATACAGACCAGACCCAAGTGAAAATTCAGGATTCAAGTATATTAAAAAAGTAGGATATGCTACTGCGTCTGTTAATCCCGGCCATTGGGCAGATTTAACTACACGATCAGTAACTAGTTCAATACAGTACTCTAGAAACATGTATATAGGCGCTTCTGGATCAGTAGCTCAGGGAGCTTTAAATAATAACTCAAATGCTACTACTTTACGGAACGCATTTACCGGATCTATTGACGATGTGCGATTTTACGAATCTGCTATTAATGATACACAGCTATCAAATTTATATAAACATCCAGAGATGGAGCTTGATAGAACACCACCTGTTACTTCATCATTTAATTTAGTTGACGACGGGTATGGTAATATTATCGATCGTAGTATAAACTCATCTTCATTTGCAAATCCAAAAAAATTAGTAGGATACTATGGATTTAATGAATTATATACTATAGAGGGTCAAGTTAGTAAATCTAGTGATTATAAGTTACATGATGGTTTTGGAACCACATATATTAAAGATTATTCAATATATGAGAATGAAGCAGTATCCGATAAAGTAAAATATGTACCAGGCATAGCCTCAATGATTTCTAGTGGTTCAATAAAAACCTATGATAGTGTAAATTTTTACCAAACTGATGTAAATACCGGAATACGTGCCCAGTTTAATAATAGTGGTAGTATACGGATACCACATCACAGCAAGCTAAACCTTGGAAGTGAAGATGGGTTTGCAATAAGTTTCTGGATAAAAATACCAGAACATCAAATACCAGGAGTAAATACTATTATCGGATCCACTCCTTTTGCTACAACTGGTATTGGTGGTAGTGCAGGTGGTACATCTGAAAACTGTGTTAATAAGCACTCTGGATCATCAGCAGGAGTCGATTATATAACATTGTTAACTAAATCAGGTTTAGGATCTAAAACATTAAAAAATGCAGCTAATGGAGTTAATTTTGATGTTAAACTTCAAGGTCCTGGTCAGAAAAAGGAATACCCATATCATATACAATTAAAGAATACCTCATATGAGAAAGATGGATTACCAGTTGATACTACAGGGTGTTATAAAGATGGCGCACCATTAAACACTATTGTGCTTCGTAGATCAGATGGAATAAATACAACACTAGTAGAATCTAACATATCTTTACAACCGTATATCGATAATCATGTTATTGTTCAGAAGCACAAAGAAACTGTATCTATCTGGATAAATGGTAAATTAGTTGGAGACAGCAAGGATAGTTTGAAGTGTACGGATAATATATCTGATGTATTTGTAGGAGATGAAGGTACAGCGTGGGTAACGGGATCAAAAAATATAACAAGTATTGAAAGTAACTTTATGCCTCCTGAGAACCCGTTTAGTGGATCCATAGATGAGTTAAGATTTTATGATACATCATTAACATCTGATGAAATATTATCCTTATACGATAATAATTTTACTTCTCCAACTGCATATCAAACTAATGTAGTAGGTAATGTATTTTACGAGCATGGCATAGTTGCACTTACCAATACACAATATCCTATGTATTTTTCAGGGTCACTACACTCAGGTACAGCAATAGTAGGAAATAATTCACAAGCAATTTTTAGTAAAAACTTTCAATTAAAATTCCAAAATACCAGAGAGTTGTATGAGCAGCAGATTAAATGTCATACCAAAGCATCAGACTTTAACTTAACAACTAATCCAACTGCACGAAAGATTACCTACGGTAAGTGTGATAACATACTATCAGTTCAAGAATTAGCAGATTTTGCAAAAGATCCTATATTTAATCCGTATGTAACAACAATTGGGTTATATGATGATTTCGGACGTTTATTAGCAATTGCAAAATTAGCACGACCTATACAGAAGCTAAAAAACGTTGATATGACGTTTATAGTTAAGTTTGACAAATAAAATTACTATTTATCTATAATAAGTTATGGCAAGAAAAATTTCAAAAGCAAGAGCTAACGCAATCAAACATGGTTATCGAAGCGGATTCGAACATAGAGTTTCAGAACAGCTTACGGAGGATAAAGTAAAGTTCAGATATGAAGTAACCGTAATACCTTACATTAAACCAGAAACCAACCACACATATACAATTGACTTTACTTTACCTAATGGTATTTTAGTAGAGACTAAAGGTAGGTGGGTTTTAGAAGATCGTAAAAAACATTTACTTATCCAAAAACAGCACCCTGAGCTAGATATTAGGTTAGTATTTCAAAACTCTAAAGGTAAAATTAGAAAAGGGTCTAAAACTACATACGCAGATTTTTGTGAAAAGCATAACATACTATGGGCGGATAAAAGCATACCAGTTAAATGGTATAAAGAAAAAAACCTTAAAAAACGTTTGTAGTTAGTTATTTTTTTCGTATATTATTATATGCTTAAAAAACTTCAAATACTACTTGAATCATTACTTAATAGAGGCAGATCGCTGCAAAATGATGAGGTAGCATTTAATTGTACATTTTGCCATCACTCAAAGAAGAAATTGCAAGTAAATTTACGTACACAAATGTGGCAGTGCTGGGTGTGTGGTGTAAAAGGACGTAGCATATATCATCTATTTAAGAAGTTAAAAGCTTCTACGATGCATTTTGAAAAACTAAAAGATCTTACAGGCTTTACCCCTGCAGTTACAACGAAAAAAACATATGATGAATTATCACTACCTATTGAGTTTAAATCATTCCTACAGGTTGAAAGCAGTAACCCGGAATTTTGGAATGCATTTAGCTATCTTAAAAAACGAGGATTAACGCGTGAGGATATTTTAAGATATAATATAGGGTATTGCGAGACAGGTCCATACAGTAAAATGGTGGTGATTCCGAGTTATGATGTTCACGGTATATTAAACTTCTTTACTGGTAGATCATATTATAATGACTCTACATTTAAACATAAAAATCCTAAAGTGTCTAAAGATATTATAGGGTTCGAATTATATATAGATTGGGAGTACCCAATAACAGTAGTAGAAGGAGTATTTGACGCACTGTCGGTTAAGCGAAACGCAATACCACTCTTTGGAAAGATAGTATTAGAGAAGCTTAAAAAAGCAGTAGTTCAAAATAATGTTAAACATATTAATATAGCTTTAGATAAAGATGCACGAGCAAAAGCTTTACAGAGCTGTGAATATTTTATCAATAATGGTGTTACAGTCAATTTAATTGATCTGCAGGAAGAGGATCCGAGTGATTTAGGGTTTTCTAAGATTACATCAGTAATAAATGAAAGTAAAGCATTAACTACATACCAGTTGATGGAGATGAAAATGAAAGAGAGAATGATTTGAATGTTATAGATGTAGGATTTGAAAATGTAAACCATATAGCACATATAGCTGATGTGCATATACGAAATTTAAGACGCCATAAAGAGTATAAGCAGGTATTTAGAAATTTATATAAAGATCTAAAAGATAACCTACCAGAGAATTCTTTAATATATTTAGCTGGAGATATTGCACACGCTAAAACAGAAATGAGTCCTGAACTTATCGAGATGATGAGTGATTTATTCACTAAGTTAAGTAAGATAGCACCTACTATCCTTATAGCAGGTAATCATGATTGCAATCTAAATAATAAAAGTAGGTTAGATGCATTATCCCCTATCGTTGACTCACTCGATCTAGATAATTTTTATTATTTAAAAGATAATGGTACGTATGAGATAGCTGATTGTGTATTTAATGTAATGTCTGTATTCGATCAACCAGAAGATTACATCCTATCTAAGCATATTAAAACAGAAAAAACAAAATTAGCTCTATATCATGGTTCAGTTGAGAATGCAACTACAGATGTTGGGTTTAAGTTGCCAGGTGAAGTTACATCTGATATATTTAACGGATACGACATGGTCTTGCTCGGTGATATACATAAGCAACAATACCTTAATAAAGCAAAAACTATTGCGTACGCAGGTTCTCTAGTATGTCAGAATTGGGGTGAACACCCTACTAATCATGGATATATATTATGGGATGTAAAAAAGCGCAGACCTGAATATAGGATTATTAAAAACGATTATGCTTATGTAACTCTTGAAATAAATGACGGTAAGATAGTAGATGAGATAATAATGCCTAAATATCCTAGGCTACGTATTAAAGTATGTAAAACAGAGGAATCTCAGCTTAAAAAAATCTTAACTAAAATCCGTAAGACATCTAAGTTAAAGGATGTAGCTATTATACGAACAGACAGATTATCAGATCAGCGCAGTGGTGATAGGAATGCTAAAGATGCAGGTTTAGGTGATGTACGAGATACTAATTATCAAAATAAATTAATAGTCGATTATCTAGATCGTAACTTTGTCCTAGAAGAAGATACTATTAAAACTATTAAAAAAATAAATAAAGAATTAAACAGTATAATACCACAAGTAGATGTATTCAGAAATTTAACATGGAAGCCTGTAAAGTTTGAATTTAGTAATATGTTCAGCTATGGTTTAGATAATACTGTAGATTTTACTAATATGAAAGGAGTTTACGGATTATTTGCTCCTAACGCATCAGGTAAAAGCGCATTATTAGACGCTATTACATATTGTTTATTTGATAAATGTAGTAGATCATCTCAAGCTAGAGATGTTATGAATAGTGAGAAGACCACATTCC